ATGCCATCCTCAATTTCCTCTGATACTTTACCATCGGCAGGAATGGGGTACTCCTCTGGGTCTATATCTATAGCTATGAGCATCTTAACTAGCATTTAACTATCCAATATGTAGTTTAAATAGACTCGTGCTTTTTTAAGGTCTTCATCTTTACCTTTGTCGTTCTCTCTAAATGTATATTTAATGTTATTACCTTTACAATATCCACGAAACTCCTTTTCATCTAGTGCAGCTCGTATGACATCTATACATTCTAATCCACCTTTTAAGTAGTGTGGTGGACTATTCACCATGTCAATCTTTTTCTTCATTATTGCTCTTCCCATTCATAAAATTTAAATGTATTATATTACTACCTTCTTGTTTGTCAATAAATAAATCTTTTTTTCCTTCGTAACCTCTATTTAAATATTCATGCACTAAGTTTCTAAAAGTTTCTATCTCTTCTATAACAGGAACAGAAGCACACATCATTCTGCTAAACTGCATAAGTTCACTCCACTCACTGTCTGGCAAGTCATTGAGTTCCGATGTAATAACAACAATGTCAGCACTACCTGACCACGCACCATTACTTTTGTTTTTGTTGGGACGAACTCGTATTATGAAATCATTCTTATCTATCTTATCTACTATGTCCATATGCTTTCCTTTTATATCCATTAAACTTTATAAAACTTGGGTACTTGTCTTTGCCTTTTTCTTTTATCCACGCTTCGGGAATAATCCTGTCATAGTAAACAAAATCATATCTGTCACACCATTCGCCATATGTAGACTTTGCGCCTTTCCTAAGTTTACGTTTACTGTTTTCAAACACAAAACGTATATCTAATTTAGGATGTTGTTTCTTTATGGCGAGATGTTTTCTTCTGTCTGATGCTGTG